AACGTGACCGACGAACGCGACCCGACCCAGACCAGCCCCGACGCTGACGCGGACACCCCTGGGCAGGACGACGCCGAGACGACGCCGCCCGCCGCCGACGCTCCCGCCGCGACGCCGGTGGACACCGCCGAGGGCCGCGCCGCCCGCCTCGCCGAGATTGACCGTGAACTCGTGCAGGCCGACGCCGATCTCGCCGCCGTCAACCGCCGCCTCACCTCCCTTCGTGCCGAGCGCGACCGTCTCCAGCGGATGGGACTCGGCCCCGCAGTTTCCCAGGCGGAGGCGCTCAAGCGGATGGTCGAGAGCGACCAGTCGCAGCGCATCGCCCGCGCCAACGCCGCCGCCCTGGTGACGGGCATCCTCGGTGGGAAGTTGCCCACCGTGCGAACCCCGGCGGAGCAGGCTGCGATGCAGAAGAAGCGGCCCGTGTCCGTCCCCGGCCAGCCCCCGAAGCAGTAAGCCCTCATGCCCACTCCCGCCCAGAATCGCGCCGCCCGGATCGCCGCCAAGCGGCGTCGGACGCCGCGCATCGAGCGGGTGGTGCAGGACGGGACCACCAGCATCTCCGTGACCTTCGACCGTCCGATGGACGGTAACTTCGACACCGCGACGATCCGAACCTGCGACCCGACCAACGGGGTCGTGGATTGGACGAACGGCTCCTGGGCGGACGAACGCACCTGGGAGTCGAGCACGTCGAACGTGGTCACGACGTACACCGGCTCTCGCTTCGCCGTCTACCTCTCGGGTGATCTGCGGGCGAGCGCTCGGTTCCCCCTCTCGAACGGCGAGCGGTGTGACCGCGTGGAGGAAGCCTGATGGCCTTCGTGGTTGAGACTGGCACGGGAGTGGCGAACGCGAACTCGTACACGAGCGTTGCGTTCTACCGCGCCTACCACACGGATCGCGGCAAGGACGTGTCGGCCCAGACCGACGAGCAGATTCAGGGCTATCTCGTGCGTGCCACGGACTTCGTAGAGCAACGGTTCGGCCAGAGGTGGCAGGGCCTGCGGAAGACCGTCGTGCAGTCGCTCGGATTCCCCCGGTCGGACGTATACATCGACGGCGTGGAACTCTCTGCTGATGTCGTGCCCTCCATGCTCCAGATGGGCGTGGCCGAGTACGCTTTCCGCGCCAGCAAGTACGCGGAACTCGCCCCGGACACCCCCGTGCCTTTCGCCCGTGAGACACCGGACGGCTCCGCCGTTCCCGCTGCGGGCGTGGTCGTCGTCGAGAGCAAGCGAGTCGGCCCCATCGAGAAGTCGGTGGAGTACGCCGATCCCACCGCCGCGAGCAACGACTGGGCTATCCCCCAGTATCCTGCCGCCGACGCCCTGATCCTCCCGCTCGTCGCGGGTGGACGGTCGGGCCGCACCATCCGAGCGTAGCATGGCCGTTCACGACGAGTTTGCCGATCTCGCACAGGAGTTGATCGCCGAGAACGGGCGTCCGCTGAAGGTGCGCAAACTCTCCCGGACGCCTGCTGACGCCGCGAAGCCTTGGCGAGGGCCGGACCCGACGCAGCCGGACGGATACGAGTTCGACGTGGACGCCGTGGGCGTCGTTGTGGACTGGACCGAGCAGGAGTTGGACGAGGACCAGACGCGGCGCGGCTCGAAGCGACTGCTGATCGCCGCCAAGCCTCATCTGACCGCCGATACCCCCGTGGACCTTCTCACTGCTGACTCCTTGCTTGACGAGGGTGGCGTGTATAGTCTCTCCAAGGGGTCGTGCCTGAAGCCCGGCACGACGGCCATCATGTACGACTTCCAGGTGCGACAGTAACATGCCCGCGACCGACACCGCCACCGCACGCGACGAGATTCTGGGCCGTCTTCAGACGGCGCTGGACGCCTCGTCCTACGCTGGCATAGCGGTCGTGTACGACGACGCCGTGGCCGACATCCCCAAGGGCGAGCAGACGCCCCCGCCCGCGCCCGTTCCTTCTGGTAAGCCCTGGCTTCGCGTCGGTGTCCGCCATGCGGACGGAACGCAGCGCAGCCTCGGTTCGATCAACGGGAAGCGTCGCCAGGAGCAAAGCGGCATCCTGTTCATCCAGATGTTCACCCCCGCCGGTGACGGCCACAAGGTCGCCGACCCCCTGGGCGACGCAATCCTTGACGCCTTCCGCACTGGCGGAGCGACCACGAGCGGCGTACAGTTCCGGTCGGCGCGTCGCGTCGAAGTAGGCAAGGACGGGGCGTGGTTCCTCACCAACTGCCTCGTTGACTTTCAATACGACCTGATCCGCTGAAGGAGCAACCCGCATGGCCCGTTCCGTGAAGATCGACTCGAACATCACCGCCCTGCGGTACGCCCAGGAACTCTCGCTCGGCGTCCTCGATCCGACGCCCGCGAACCAGCGGTGGGTGGAGTTGGAGCCGAACTCGTACTCCGACTTCGGCGGCGAGATCACCACGGTCGCGCGCAACCCGATCAACCCCGGTCGCCAGCGGAAGAAGGGCGTCGTCACGAACGTCGAGGCCAGCGCCGCGTTCGACACCGACCTGACCCAGGAGAACATGCAGGACATGCTCCAGGGCTTCTTCTTCGCCAACCTCCGGCGGAAGCAGGAGTTCACCGGGGCTGTCACCGTCGCCACGTCGGACGACTCCTACGGCGCGACTGGCATCCATACCGGCTTCTTCCCCGGTGATCTCGTGCTCGTCTCCGGCTGCTCGGTGGCCTCGAACAACGGTGTGAAGAACGTCGCCACCGCCACCGGCAACAAGGTCACGACGGTGCAGAACCTCGCGGACGAAGGCCCGACCTCCGGCGTAAAGTTGGTCTGCGTCGGCTTCCAGTTCGGCAGCGGCGAGGTGGGGATCGTCAACTCCGGTTCGGAGTACCCGTACCTGGAGCGCACCGGCGGCTCGAAGAACTTGACCCAACTCGGCCTCATCCCCGGCGAGTGGGTGTTCATCGGCGGGGATTCCTCCGCCACGCAGTTCGCCACCGCCGCGAACAACGGTTTCGCTCGTGTTCGCAGCGTGACGACCACCCGCATCACCTTCGACAAGACCAGCGCCCTGATGGTCACGGATAACGGGGCTACGAAGACCATCCAACTCTTCAAGGGCCGCGTCCTGAAGAACGAGGTGGGCACGAGCATCGTCCGCCGCTCCTACACCCTGGAGCGGACCCTGGGCGTCTCCGACCCCGACCAGCCGACGCGGGAGCAGGCCGAGTACGTTCACGGCTCGGTGCCGAACGAGTTCTCGTTCAACTACTCCGCCGCCGACAAGTTGGTGGCCGACCTGTCCTTCGTCTCGCTGCGCGCCAGCGCGATTGACGAGGTGGTGGAGGGTGCGAACACCCTGCTGTCCAAGATCAGCGGCGTGGTTCGCGTGCCCGTCACCGAGGCCGATGCTTTCAACACGTCCTCCGACGTGAGCCGAGTGAGCCTCCGGCCCGTCTCCACGACCAGCGCCTTCACGACTCCGCTGTTCACCTACAGCGAGGACATCACCATCACCGTCAACAACAACAACGCCACGAACAACGCCATCGGCGTGCTCGGCGCGTTCGAGATCACCGCCGGTACGTTCGAGGTGGGCGGTGAGATCAGCGCCTACTTCGGCGACGTGGCTGCGGTCCAGGCGGTCCAGGACAACGCCGACATCACCCTGGACGTGATCCAGGTCAAGTCGAATGCAGGCATCGCCATCGACGTTCCGCTGATCTCCCTGGGCGGTGGCCGTCTGGAGGTGGAGCAGGACCAGCCCGTGAAGATTCCTCTGGAGTCCAACGCGGCGACGGCGGCGAAGATCGACCCCAACCTGAACCACACCCTGCTGATGGTGTTCTTTGACTACCTGCCGAACCTCGCGGGCTAATCCCCGCATCATCCTGAAACCTGGGCGACGGACCAGGGGCGTGTTGCCCCTGGTCCTGAACCCCTGCTCAACAGAGGAGCATTGACCGATGGAACTGGGCAAGAGCAAGATCGACGCCGCGCTCGTGCGCGAGGGCGTCTGGACCGACTTCATCATCATGGGGGTCGGCGAGCCGGTGGAGATCAGCCTGCGGCTGGCCCTGATGAACGCGGGCCAGAACCCGACCTACAAGGCGGCGCTCCAGAAGGCGCTCGATCCGTTCGAGCGGATGCTGGCCGTCTACAAGGACGGCAAGGACATCCCGAAGGCCCTGGCCGACAAGATCAACGCCGTGGGTCGTCGCGTCTTCTGCGAGCAGATCGTGCTCGACTGGAAGGGTCCGACGAAGAACGGCCAGCCCGTCGCCTACACGCCCGAGGGCGGCATGGCGCTGTTCGAGGAGTACCCCGAACTGCTCGCCCAGGCTGAGGCTGAGGCGCAGAAGTTCGCCCGCTACCGCGTCGCCCTGCTGGAGGAAGCGGCGGGAAACTGACGGAGTGCCTGATCTATGCCCTGAAGTGGCAGCAGAGCGAAAGCCCTGACAAGCCAACGGC